AACACCAAGTGCTAGACGCAAATCATAGAATCGGAAGTATTGTGAACCCATCGCACCATAAGCTGAATTCAATGAAACTTTTTTAGCAAGTTGCAGATTGTCATATCGTGCAATCTTCTTTTTCAATTCATACTTCTTATTGGCATCTGTTTCTTTTTCATATTCCTGTTTAGCGGAAAGCATCAGCTTCTTAAACTTCTTGCGGTCTTCATACATTTCTTCCAACATCTTAGGCAAGAAACCTTGTTCGGTTGTTCGGAAGAATTGACCATTCGGTGTAATGGTTACACCTTGTAGTTTTGAAGTATCAACTTCTTTGCTCAACATCTTATCAACACTAACACCATCAGAAATAATCTGACGCATGTTGGCATCATAATCTTTCACTTCAACAATTGTCTCTGGTGAAATATTGTACTGCATCATCAAGTGTGGATACAAACTATTCAAGTCAAACGATGCAACGTAATTATGCACACCAACTTGTGGATCTTTTACATAAGCACCCTCAAACGCACCATCTTTAACACTTGTCTCATTAGGAGGCACAACGATGTTTCGTTCAAGCAAATAGTTATAGATGATAGCATCCCACATTCTAGTTTGTGTAAACACATCACCATAGTTAGACTTGGTATCATATGATAAAGTCAAAGATAATTCAATCAGCTTTAACTTAGCTTCCAATTCAACAATCAATTCAACGTCAACGATGTTGTACTCAATAAACTTTTGATAGTTTAATCTGTACAGTTGGTGCAAGTTTTCAAATTCATCATAAGAAAGTTTTTGCTTACCCAATTCAATGTTAGCAATGTTGTCCAAACGATATGAATCCTGTGACTTACCACCAGGAGCAAACCACTTATACAATTCAATATAGTCTAGCGATGAAATACCATAGATTTCATACGAAATTAATTCACGACCTTTGATGTTAGTCTTGCGTTCTTGTACAATTCCCCACGGTGAAAGATTCTTCATTTCATCTTCACCAAGAATTTTAACAAAGCGATTAACCAAATATGGAATATCAAAGAAGCGAGTGTTCCAACCAGTAAGAATATCTGGTGTATTGTATTTCCAATCTTCTAGGAATCTTTTGCAGAGGTCATATTCATCTCTGCACTTTACGTAAGTAACATCATCACGGCTGTTATTAAAACTACCGCAACCATAAACTTTCATGTCACCATCAAGAGTCTTTACCGCAATCGCTGTGATTGGCTCATTTGCTTTGTATGGGTCAGGAAAGCCATTTTCTGAACCGACTTCAATATCAATGACTGCGATATTAATTTTGGCTTGGTCCCAATCAATTGCGCCTTTGAATTCATCAGCAATATAGGCATATTCATAACGTGTGTTTCCATAAATCTTAAAGTTCTCAACATCTTCATATCGCTTAATGAAGTCTCTACAATCACGAATTGAACCCATAGGAACTTCATCAAGGTATTCACCATGGAGAGTTTTCCATTTCGTTTCTTTTTTAGAAGGCAAAAACATTGTAGGCGTGTATGACACCTTTATTTTTACCCTTCGGCCACCATCAACTCCCCTATAGAGAATATTATTACCCACACACAAAACATTTGTGTAAAATTTAGAATTCATTTAATCTTTCATTATAAATAATGGTGTAGGTCGCGGAGCGGGAATTCCCCCACCTACTCTAACGCTTATAGGAGCACCAGCATGAATATTTATTACATATATCAACATCGCAGAAAAGATACTGGAGAAATTTTCTATGTCGGAAAAGGCAAAGGAAAAAGAGGTATTCAGAAGACTAGCCGAAATAAACATTGGAAAAACATAACTTCCATAACGGATTATACTGTAGAAGTATTGTTTGAAAATTTAGAAGAATCTGTTGCATTTTTAGTGGAAATAGGACTAATCACCAAGTATAAATCTGAGGGAAAACAATTGTGTAATTATACAATTGGTGGCGATGGTTGTTCGGGATTGAGACATAACATTCAAACAAAGAATATTATGTCTCAGAGAAAATCGGGCGCCAAACTATCAGAAGAACACAAAAGAAAGATTGGTGAAGCGGGTAAAGGCAAAATTATTTCTCAAGAACAGCGTAAAAAAATCAGTGATTCTTTGAAAGGCAGAAGACTAACAGAAGAACATAAAAGAAAAATTAGTATCAGTAGTGTAAAAATTACTCATTAAAATCTAGGAATAGATGATGCGATTTGAATACCAGAACCGAAGACTTGATTGTATTGATTTTGCAATTCAATCGCTGGTGTAGTTACAGTAAGAATATCTGTTGACAAAAATTTAATACCCGTATTAAATTCTTCACAGAAATCTAAGAATGGAGAAAAGCCCATCATTGGACCATCTTTAGTTGGCTGTACAATAACCTGTACAGGTTGTTTCACAACATACTCACCACCGATGTGGTCAACATCACCGATGATGGTTTGATTTGTTTTGAAAGTAATAAGTTTTAAACTCATACTTTAACCCTTTCCTCTGCAAAAAAGGTTTTCAATGTTACCCACTTCTTGGGGAACAACATTTCACGACCGCGGAAGTCGGCCATGTCTAGGGTTGGGTCATTAACTAGACCAATCAATTCGACCATGTTGTCGTCAATTTCAATATTACTCCATTGTTTAAGTTTTAAAAATTTGTTTTGCTTTGCTAACATCAATTCTTTCCAATTGACACCAACATCTTTCTTCACAAGCAAATCAATCATAGCCAGAAGGTCACCCAATTCTTCCTGCAACATTTGAATGTTCGTTTTGTCTTTACCAGGTTTTAATTGGTCAGGACCAAAGCGAAAACATTTGCTTATTGCTTGAGTGACTTCTGCACATTCTTCTTGCAGAATTAATAGAATTTCTCTAGTATCTTCATCCATAACGATATTATATCACAGTTTAACAAAAGGTGCAAGCACTGGAGCAGTCCATCCTTCAGGTTTCATAACTTTACCATCAGCACGTTTAATAACTTTACCAGTCTCAGAATCAATCTTGCATAGGTTGCTCCGAGCAACTTCGGCCCATGCACCATCAACATCAAATCCACGCATACGACAAAAACCAAGTATCACCCAAATCATGTCCATGCAAGCATCTAATTCTTCTACCAAATCATCTTTCTGATTAGCATCTTTGAATTCCCAAAATTCTTCTACAATAAGATTTCGGTAGAGACTAATATTCTCCAGAGATGGTACTTGGTCACATGCGTCAATAAAAATATTAACGTCTTTATTCATATCAGTCATAATATATCCTATTGGTTGCGGGACCTGGAATCGAACCAAGAACTGAGGATTATGAGTCCTCCGTAATACCGTTTTACTATCCCGCGGTTGTTTTATTTAGTTTTTTGAAAAAAAGATTTGAAGATTCTCCAGTATCTTTTCATACGTGTTTCTTCAATCTTTTTAATGATAAGTTCGCCATTAACATAGTCAATGTCTAACAGGTCGTTTGTTTTCCAACCCATATCTTCCATAAGTTCTTTAGGCAATTCAATTATTGCATCTCCGTTTTCACAGATTTCAATAACTTGCGATGTATAAATTTTACTCATATTCTATTCACTCCGACATTACACTTAATCAAAAAATCAATGCCTTGGTTATCTCTATACGTGTTACGATAAAATACACTATTAATGCCCGATTGATAAATCAATTTAGCACAATCTAAACATGGCGCATGTGTCACGTATAATGTTGCATCATCACTTGAATTGGTTGACTTTGCTACCTTTGCAAGTGCGTTTGTCTCAGCATGAAGCACTTCAGGTTTAGTTTTTAACTTATAACGAAGCCATGGAAGGTCTTCAGTTTTTGGTAACTGTTGTTCACTCCATGGCCACTGTTCTTTAATTTCTTCAGGTGACAACCAACCACCCGCCGTTCGGTCCATATATTCTTTATCTTCGCAGTTATTATCCCAACCAGAAGGCATACCATTGTAGCCAATACCTATGATTGTGTTATCTTTTACAATAACACAACCAACTTTCAAGCGGCGGGCTGAAGATAACTTAGCGTAAACTTCAGCCGCTTCCATGTGAGCGGTATTAAACTTGTTCAATTTTATTCTTTTGTTTCTTTTCATGCACAACAG